TCGCGGTACCCGTGGATACTTCTTAGGATCTCGCAAGTCCATTAGGAATCGTTCTACATTTAGAACTGCATTTGTTCTTTCAATTGGTAATGTCATTATGCTAAGTCCGTTATAAGTTTATAGTTGTCCCACGCTTTCTGCTGTGCAGGATTCATTTCGTCCTGCGGTACTACACACTCGAGCCAGTAGTAAGCCATCCTCTGAGGATGAGCACCAAATCTACGAGGCTGGTGGATCTTGCCATTGTCATACAATGCAGTTACCAGCTTACGCATATCTTGTTCGCGGTCTTCTAGTCCTGCCCATTCTGGATAACTCATGCCACCGTAGAGGTAGCCTTCCCAAATACCACGCCAATGTGCCTCTACATGAGGATCAAAATCTGTACGGGCAATAATAACCAGCACATCATCTTGATCTACTTTCTTTTCAAAAATGTCCCTCACACAACGTGACAGGCTCAATCCGATTTTCATAATACTCCGGTTCCATATCTAATGATAAATGATAGTCAAACACTGACCATCCACGCAATGCATATAGTGTAACATCTTTTGGCGTACAGAGCAACAGTTTTTCTTCCATTTTCTTGCCTTGTTCCCATTTTTCTATGCTGTATAGTCTATGCTCAATCATCTTTCATAATCAACCATATTAGTAACACGCATATAATTAATCCCGATACAAATTCCATTACTTGATCCTTAGTTCTTCAATGTTGATTGGAGTATAATCAATGTGTTCGACACAAACACATCTATGATGTTCGGTTGGACTAGGATTCTGATGAATGTGTCCGTGTATGTTTAACAACATAGGAGCAGTTTCATCCGTAGGCGAACCTCTGCGTAATCCGCTTTCATGAATTGGAACGTGGGATAGAAGTAAACCAAATTCGGTAAACATTCTCCACATTACAACTTTAGTAACAAGTTCGTGTTTGACAAAGAACTTAGCATCATCGTGGTTACCTAGAATCAGTCTTTTACTACCGTTCAGTCCCTTCCACATCTTTAAGAAGTCTTCTCTAGGACCCATAAACACATCGCCTAAGTGATATACTATATCTCCCGGCTTGACTGTGTTGTTCCAGTTTTCGACCATTGTTTCGTTCATTTCTTCAACACTAGAAAACCTATTGCCTCTAACCAGTTCTCCTGTATTAGAGTCTGTAAACTTTAAAATGTTTTCGTGCTGAAAATGTGTATCGCTGATTAACCAAATATCTTTAGACACTACTTTGTCCTCGTAAGTAATGGCACTTCTGTTGCCAGGCAGTACCCGCCCCTACGTGCTTATTACTAAGCCGCTAGTGCCATTTCTGGCGATGTATTTGCGTTTGCATTTACAAAGTTTGTTCGCGGTACGGCGCTTACATCCCGGTAACTCCACGTTCTCTATTACGCCTGTCGATCCTGATCATCCCCATCATAAGCACTCTGTTTAGTTCTTTACGATCCGCCCTCGTCAGGTTGGGATAGAGTGCTTATGGTGGAGATGCCGGGAATCGCACCCGGGTCCAGTTCGTCGTTGATTAGCTTCAACGTTACAAGTATATTTATAACACCTTTATACGGTGATGTCAACCTTTATTGAGTCTTCTTCTTAATAAAAAGTTAACTTTATCTATGTGGTGTTGTCTAAGTAATTTCTTAATGCGCCAGTAAGTGAAATTATCCATAACACTCCTCCTAGTTAAAGGGTTAAAGTGCGTTCCTTCGCTTATGCTACTCCCGGGCGGTGTTGCCTGAACGTATAGCTATTTATAAGAACATATCAAGTTCTTTTTCTGCTTTTGACTGTTCTTTTTCTTCTTCTGGACGAATTGGTTCTAACCAAGTATCAGCAATATATGCACGAGGACTAGGACCAAATCCACTAGACAGATCATCTGCTTCGATCCACCAATAATGATCGTGAACGGGTGCCTGGCAAGGCATTCCCCTAAACTCCCACTCTTCTTTTGCATTGTACTTGCCAATGTAATCAACTACTTTTACAATACGTCCAATATTTTCTGGACGCACTGAATAGATAATACGAGCAATGTCTCCCGGTTTACATTTCATTAGTGTCTACCTCTGGTACAGGAATAGCTTTTTGATTTTTCAATGCAAACAATGTAGATTGATGACCGTCGTTAACATCTACATAGATATCGCAACGACAATACATATCATCAGGTAATGATACACTGTTTGAATGAATGTATACTAAATTAAATCCTTCTTGATTGCACTGTTTAAAAAGCTCGTCACCAAGTTGTCTTTGCACCCAGATATGTTCTACCTTTGTACCAACATGTGTCCATTTAAACTCACATTGATCTAGGTAATATCTCATACAGAATCACTAATTAGTTGAATATTTGTTGCAACTTCTTTGCCGTTATGGTCAGCAATATCGTACGAAATTATCATACCTTCTACAACTTTTTTAATTCCGTTTTTACGGAACTCTGAAATGTGAACAAACAAATCAGCCTGATCATTATCTCTGCTGATAAATCCATATCCTTTAACATGATTATAAAAATTAACCTTACCCTGATTTGTCATAATTGTATCGCCCTGTTCAAAATAGTAAGGCGCATCTAGTGCGCCTTACTTAACTGCAATTATTTATTACAATGCGTTCTTTTTTTCTTGGATTTCAGCTCTGCGAGCTTTGGCCAATTTGCCCATCTCACCGAGAGCTTTTCTTGCTCTAGCGGCCGCGGCTTTTACTGATTTGTCTTCAAAAGACTCTGCTTCTTTTAAATAGTTTTCGTATTGTTCTACGATTTGCTCATGGATTGTTGACATATAATCTCCTTATATCTGTTTTATGCCGGTTGTTGATTCAATGTATTGTTTAGCCATCTCTGAGTCTGTCTTAGCAATAAAAACGATTGTTGCTAGATTAACTTCAAGTGGTGTTTCCGGGCTAACAGTAAATGTAAATGGTACCATTCCGATTCCATTTTGACTTGCTGTTAAAGCCATTGGCTTTTTAACTTTCATTGAATCTTTTTCTTTTTTCTCAAGGCGGGCAATAACTTCTTCGCCTGCCACTGTTTTAAAGGTGATAGTATCACCGTCTTTGTAAGGTATATCAATTAACATAGTTGTTCCTATAATGAATGTCCTGTTCCAGTATAACCTGTGCTTTCAATGTAATCAACCATTTGGTCAAATCCACCGACTTTATTCCCGCCAATAATAATTTGTGGAAATGTTCGAGCTCCTGGAAACGTTTCAAAAACTTGTTCTCTATCAAAATCTTTTCCCAGTTCTTTATAGGTATATGTATACTTACGGGTTTCACAAAGTTGCTTTGCACTCACACAACTTGGACATCCGGGTTTACCCCAAATCTCTATCATAAACTAAATCCTTTCAGAACGTCATCGTCAACGTCTTGTTTAATGCCACCAATGATATAGCTTTCAACTTCTGTCTCTTGCGGTGCAACTTGCAAGCCTGAGCTAGATAGCCAATGCTGTGTCCACGGTAGCGGGTTGTTATTTACTGGACGATCGTAAATGGTTTTGTATCCTAGTGCCTTCAAACGCTTATTGGCAATAAACTCTACATAGTGATGTAGAAGTTCCTCGTTTAGTCCAATAATAGCACCGTCCTTGAACAAATAGTTAGCCCAAGCCTTTTCTTCATTGACGCAGGTGCGCCACATTTCATAAATTTCATCTTCACATTCTTTAGCAATTGAAACCATTTCAGGATCATCGTTACCTTTAATCCAATGCTTTAAAACTTGCGTTGAAAGATTAAGATGAGTTGCTTCGTCTCTAGCAATAAGTGAAATAATCTTTGCGGATCCTTCCATTACTTTTGATTCAGCAAATGCAAACGTACAAGCAAAACTTACGTAAAAACGCAAGCCTTCAAGAATATTTACATTCATCATCGCTAAGAACATTTTCTTCTTAACATCTCGCAGACTACCTTCTCCTCTATGGAACCAAGCATCTGCCGCTTCTGTAAATGCATCATAGTTTTTAGTAACTGCTGTTGCACGTTTTAGAATTTCTTTATCGTCTAGGATAGTATCAAATACTTCACTTGGATCCGCATACACATTTTTCATAATGTGTGTATAAGAACGTGAGTGAATAGTTTCAAAGAAGTCCCAAGTAACAATACACCCTTCTAGTTCTGGTAGCGATACATATGGCAAGAATGCCAAACTTGGACCGCGGCCTTGGACACTGTCGAGTAGTGTTTGATATTTCAAATTACTTGTGAAAATATGCTTTTGTTCTGGTCGGAAGTTTTGATAGTCGGCACGATCCTTTTGCAAACTTACTTCTTCTGCACGCCAAAAATATCCAAGCATAGTTTGATTTAATTTATCAAACTCTGGAAACCTAAATGTATCATAACGTTGCGTATTTTGATCTGCTCCGAAAAACATATGCTGTTTTGTAAAATCAACCTTATCTTGGTTGAATACTGTCTTAGCCATTTCTTTTACTTCCTTATATAACTCTATATAATATTACTATACTATCTTTAATCTCACAAGTCAACCACTAAATTGCACATGCATCGCAGGCTTCTTCTTCGCCTGTTAATACTGTGCTGGAGGATAATTCTACCTGCGGTTTTTCTTCAAACTCTGTATCACCATCAGACTTATAATCATAAGTGTTTTGGTAATAACTAGTTTTCCATCCATACTTATATGTATTAAGCAAATCTTTAAGCATAATACTCATAGGCACTTCGTTATCTGGGTAGTGTGTTGGGTTATATGACCAGTTGCCACTAATAGCTTGATCAAAGAACTTTTGCATTACTGCGACAACGTTGATGTAACCTTCGTTGCTAGGCATGTCCCACAGCAAGGTGTAGTACTGCTTAAGACTTTGATATTGTGGAACAATCTGCTTAAGAGGCCCTTTTTTGCTTTTCTTAACGGACAAGTATCCTCTAGGTGGCTCGATACCGTTTGTTGCATTTGACACAACGCTTGAGCTCTCCGATGGCATCTGTGCGGACAATGTCGAGTGTCTAAGTCCGTACTCTTTGATGTCATCTCGTAAAGTATCCCAATCATAATGCAACCTTTCTCCATGAAGCTCGTCTACTTCCTTCTTGTATGTATCAATAGGAAGAATGCCGTCGCTGTATTTAGTACGGTCAAAGTACTCACATGCGCCACGCTCTTGAGCAATTTTATTGCTTGCTTTTAGCAAATAATATTGGAATGCTTCTGTTAATCTATGTACTAGGTTAACAGCTTCTTTGTCTCCATATTGTACTTGATTCTTTGCAAGATAATGTGCCAAGCCAATATAGCCGATACCTAAACTACGACGAGCCTTTGTACTAATCTCGGCCGCCTTAATTGGGTAACGTTGATAATCAATAATCTCTTCTAATGCTCTTACTGCTAGTTCGCATAGTTCTTCTAGATCATCTAAGTCTTTAATTACACCTACGTTAATAGCACTTAGGATACAAAGAGCAATCTCTCCGTCAGGATCATCAATATGCTGAAGTGGCTTAGTAGGTAACGTAATCTCTTGGCACAAGTTACTCATATAAACTGTATCTTTGAAACTACTATGTGTATTTGCATGATCAACGTTCATGATGTAGATACGTCCGGTTTCAGCACGTTCTTTGATTAGTGCAGAGAACAAATCCATTGCTTTAATAGTTTTCTTTTTAATACTTGTAGCACGTTCGTATTTTTCGTATAGACGTTTAAACTCATCTTGATCAGCAAAGAATGCTTCATACAAGCCAGGCACATCATGTGGCGAGAAAAGAGTAATATGTCCTTGAGTCAATAACCTTTCGTACATCAATTTGTTTAATTGAATTGAATAGTCTAACTTACGTACACGATTGTCTTCTGTACCTTTGTTGTTCTTTAGCACAAGGATGTCTTCAATCTCTTGATGCCAGAACGGAAAGTGTGTAGTAGCTGATCCGCCACGTACACCATTTTGTGTACAACAACGAACAGTTGCTTCGAATTTCTTAAGGAACGGAATTACACCTGTGTGTGCTACTTCTCCTCCTCTAATCTTAGCATTTACTCCACGGATTCGTCCTGCGTTGATTCCGATACCCGCCCTTTGCGCTGTATAGCGTCCAACAGACATATCGCTGGCAAAGATGCTATCAAGAGTGTCGTCACTGTCAACAAGGACACAACTTGCAAACTGGCGCACAGGGGTTCTGACTCCTGCCATAACGGGCGTTGGGATATTGACTTTAAAAAGTGAGGTCGCATCGTAGTATCTCCTTACGTAATGCATTCTATCTTCTTTAGGATAGTTGGCAAATAGTGTTGCCGCAATTAACATATACATATGCTGAGGTGTTTCAAACAATTCTCCTGTTGATCTATCCTGAACAAGATATTTGTCAACTACTTGACGTAGTCCAGCATAGGTAAAGTTTTCATCGCGCTTATGTTTAATATAACTATCTAATGATTCAAATTCTTCTTCTGTATACTGCTCAAGGATTGCAGAGTCATAAACTTTTCTTTCAACATTTTTCTTGATCATTTCAAGTAACGTTGCTTTTTCAAATCCACCATACACTTCTTTGTATACTCCGTATAGCAACAAACGTGATGCGGCAAATTGGTAATTAGGTGATTCTAAACTAATAAGATCGTTAGCCGAACGTACTAGTAAGTCTTGGATTTGGGTTGTTGTCATATCGTCGGAAAACTGAATGCCTGCATTCATTTGTATCTGACTACTACTAACACCAGCTAAACCTTCACATGCAAAATTAACTACTTTATGGATTTTCTGGATATCTAGGCGTACCCTCTCGCCATTGCGTTTTACAATATTAAGATCTGCTTTCATTTTTACGTTTTCCTCTATGTTAAAAAATATTTAGTTTAATGGTGGCATCACATAAATCTTTTGTGACACGACTGTTTTTGGGAGTTGGTTTACGTCTACGACTTCGTTGTTGTATCCTAAGACAATACTCCCGTCCAAG